ATGCCAAATATAGATTTGGATTTACGGGAACCTTGGATGGAACACAAACTCACAAGTGGGTTTTGGAAGGATTGTTTGGACCATCCTACAAAATTATTAGAACTGCGGAATTGATGGCGCAGGGTCATCTATCTAAACTTGATATCACATGTCTTGTATTAAAACATAATCCTCAGATATTTGCAACCTATGAAGATGAGGTTCAATTCATAATCACACATGATAAAAGAAATAAGTTTATTAAAAATTTAGTATTAGATCTCAAAGGTAATACTTTGATATTATTCTCAAGAGTAGAGACTCATGGTAAACCTCTTTTTGAATTAATTGATAGTGCAAAAAAAGGTAATAGAAAAGTATTCTTTGTTCATGGTGGGGTAGACACAGAAGAAAGAGAACTTGTTAGGGAGATTACTGAAAGAGAATCTGATGCTGTTATTGTTGCTTCATATGGTGTATTTTCTACAGGAATAAATATAAGAAATCTACACAACGTAGTCTTTGCTTCACCTAGTAAATCCAGAATTCGCAATTTACAATCTATTGGAAGAGTCTTGAGAAAAGGAAAAAACAAGACAAAAGCAATGTTATATGACATATCCGATGATTGCACTCACAAATCAAGAAGAAACTATACGTTGAATCACCTGATTGAAAGAATTAAAGTTTATAATGAAGAAAGGTTTAATTATGACATCATAAATGTAAATTTAAAAGAATAGCATATGGAAGATGACTTTTACGCAACAATAAAATTAAAATCTGGAGAAGAGATATTCTCAAAGGTCTCACCTTGTACAGAAGAAGAGAATACATTCTTACTTGTCTCAAATCCAATTACATTCTCTGAAATTAAAACTAAGAGAGGTGTTCATGGTTATAAAATGGAACCCTGGTTGAAGACTACTCGTGATGACATGTTCATTATTGATCTGGGCGATGTCATGACAATGAGTGAGTCTAAGGATATTGAAATGATTATGATGTACCAGTCATGGATTAGAGAATCTAAAGAGTTCACTGATTCTGAGAATCCTAGTGGGTATAGACAAAAAATTGATAGGAAGATGGGAAGGATCGGTAGTGTTCACGATACCAAAGAAATCTTAGAGAGGTTATTCAAAGAAAGCTAATAGTGTTTTCTGAACCTCCACAAAGGTTATTGTACACAGATTCATGAGTCTTGTCAAGCCTTGTGCTTATTTGTACATTTTGTTATAATAATATCATTAAGAGTATAGATATCTATTATGGTTATCGGACCCATGACTAAAAGAAAAAGATCAGTTCATTACGTTAACAACAAAGAGTTTTTAGCAGCGTTAATTGCTTATCGAGATTCTGTGGAGTTAGCAGCAACTAGGGGAGATCCAAAACCACAGATTACAAATTACCTTGGAGAATGCTTCTTAAAAATTGCAACTCATCTGTCATTTAAACCAAACTTTGTAAATTACATCTTTAAAGATGATATGATTTCTGATGGAATTGAAAACTGTGTCCAATATATTCACAACTTTGACCCTCAGAAGTCTCAAAACCCGTTTGCTTATTTCACTCAAATTATTCACTACGCGTTTCTACGTCGTATACAGAAGGAAAAGAAACAACTTGAGATCAAAAATAAGATCTTGGAAAGAACTGGTTTTGATGAAGTCTTCTACGACGATAACACGATTGACGGAGCAAACTATTCGGATTATAATCAAATCAAAGACAGTATCCACTCTAAGACTAGATATTGATGAAAGTTGCGATTATCACTGACCAGCATTTTGGTGCTCGTAAAAATTCTAAGCAGTTTCATGACTATTTTTTAAAGTTTTATAATGATGTGTTCTTCCCAACATTGGAAAAACATAAAATTAAAACTGTAGTTGATATGGGAGATACTTTTGATAGTCGTAAAGGAATTGATTTTGCTGCCTTAGCATGGGCAAAAGACAATTATTATGACAGACTTCAAGAGATGGGAATTACCATCCATACTATTGTTGGTAATCATACTGCATATTATAAGAACACTAACAATCTAAATGCTGTAGATCTGTTACTCAGAGAATATAAAAATGTCAAAGTATACTCTGAACCAACTGAAGGAAAGTTGGGCAAGTTAAACGTACTATTCATTCCTTGGATTAATGATGAGAATTTTGAGAATACCTATCAACATATTAAAACTAGTACTAGCAAGTGCGCGATGGGGCACCTTGAACTACGAGGATTCCCTGCTTATCGTGGACACACCATGGAGGAGGGTCTTGATGGCAAATTATTTACGTCGTTCACCCATGTCTTCAGCGGTCACTACCACACTAGATCAACAGATGGACGAATATCCTATCTAGGAAATCCATATGAGATTTACTCAAATGATATGGGTGATGAGAGAGGATTTCATATTCTAGATACGAATACTATGAATCTAGAACAAATCAACAATCCATATACAATGTATGAGGTTATTGATTATGATGATACTCCACATCAAACTTTTGATACTAGAAAGTATGAAGGTAAGATTGTTAAGTTAATTGTCCGTAAAAAGACTGATCCTAAAAAATACGAAAAGTTTGTTGATAAACTTCTTGGATCAAATATTAACGAGATGAAGATTGTTGAAACCTTTGTTGATGTTGAAACAAACTTTGATGACTATGATCCAGAGTCTGAAGATACTATTTCTATTCTAAGTAAATATATTGACGATTCTGATTCATCTGTGAATAAGGCAGAAATTAAACATTTAATACATGAAGTTTACAAACAGGCATGTGAGTTGATATAATATGTTTATCCTTACCGTATCGGGAAAAAATAAAGAAGGTGCATATTCAGTTACAAATAGTGAAGGTAATCAAATCCTTTATATGTTTGAACAAGAAGATGATGCTGTTCGTTTTTCTCTAATGCTTGAGGATAAAGACTATCCAGAATTGGAAGTTGTTGAAGTGGATAATGATCTTATGATTCAAACTTGTGAGATGCATGAATACAATTACGCTATCATCACTGCCAATGACCTTGTAATACCACCTGACGAAGATTAATGATTTGTTTTGAGAAGATTCGTTACAAGAACTTTCTTAGTACTGGAAACCAATTTACCGAGATAGAATTTAACAGGGCATCAACCACCCTTGTTATCGGTAATAATGGTGCTGGTAAGAGTACAATGCTTGATGCATTGACGTTCTCCTTATTTGGTAAATCATATCGTGGTGTGAATAAACCACTTTTGATTAACTCTGTTAATGAGAAAGATTGTCTGGTTGAGATCGAATTTAAAATAGGCAATACTACTTGGAAAGTGATACGTGGAATTAAACCCACCATATTCCAAATTTATAAAGATGGTGAACTACTAAACTCGGATGCTGCGTCAAAGGATCAGCAGACTTGGTTGGAGAGAGTAGTTCTTAAAATGAACTACAAGTCTTTTACCCAAATTGTAATTCTAGGTAGCAGTAACTTTATTCCCTTCATGCAACTTCCTGCAGCATCTAGAAGAGAAGTGATTGAAGATTTATTGGATATTAAGATCTTCTCTTCTATGAATACAGTTGTTAAAGATAAGATTAAAGGTAATAAAGACGAGATTCGTACTTTAGATTATAAAACTGAAAATCTTGAAGATAAGATTAAGATGCAGAAAGACTTCATTGGTGAGGTAGAGAGACTTGCTGCTGAAGATATGGGAGTTAAGAAAACTCAGATTAAAACTTTAACGGATACTCAAGATAGTCTTTTAAAAGATTCTTTAGATATTGAGAATTTACTAATTGATACTCAGAAAAAACTTGAGAAGTATTCTGGAGCAACTTCTAAATTAAGACAGTTGGGTAATCTTAAAGGGAAGATCTCTCAAAAAGTATCTGTAATTACTGAAGAGCATAAGTTTTTTAATGATAATACGGTTTGCCCCACTTGCACACAATCCATTGAAGAGACCTTTAGAATAAATAGAATTGAAGACGCTCAAAATAAAGCAAAGGAGTTGCGTTCTGGTTTTGTACAACTGGAAGAGGCAATTAAAGAGGAAGAAGAGCGAGAGCGTCACTTCTCCACAGTTTCTAAAGAGGTTACCAACCTTACACATGAGATTTCTCAAATCAATACTAAGATCTCTGGATATCAGCGACAAGTCCGAGATCTTGAACAGGAAATTCAAACTGTTGCCACTAGACTTGCAGAAAGAAATACTGAACATGAGAAATTAGAAGATTTAGAACATCAATTTAAAGTTGTCTCTAACGAAACGGAATCTAAAAAAGATCAACTTACAAATTGTAATTTTGTGTATGACCTCCTAAAAGATGGAGGAGTAAAGACTCAAATCATTAAAAAGTATCTGCCTCTTATTAATAGTCAAGTTAATAAGTACTTGCAGATGATGGAATTCTTTATTAACTTCTGCTTAGATGAGGAGTTTAATGAGTCAATCAAATCTCCTATCCAGGAGGACTTCTCATACTGTTCATTTAGTGAAGGTGAGAAGATGCGGATTGATCTTGCTCTTCTCTTTACTTGGAGAGAGATTGCTAAAATCAAGAACTCATTGAACTGCAACCTTATTGTTTTTGATGAGACATTCGATTCATCTCTTGATGGTTTTGGAACTGATGAATTTATGAAAATTATTCGGTTTGTGATTAAGGATGCTAACACGTTTGTGATCTCTCATAAAGAAGGAATGCGAGATAAGTTCTTGAATGTTTTAAAATTTGAAAAAATAAAAGGTTTTAGTAGGATGGCAGTATGAAAATTTTAGTTACAGGTCATAAGGGGTTTATTGGTAAGAATGTATTTTCTCACTTACAAGATAACTTTGGAAGTTTAAACGTAGATGGTATTGATAGACCTGAAGGAGTAGAGAACTTTAGAGGTGGTGATTATGATCTAATTGTCCATCTTGCAGCATTTGCTAATATTAGAGAGAGTTTAAAGAACCCTAAAAAGTTCTATGAAAACAATGTAGTAAACGCAAAAAAACTATTTGATTGGTGTAGAGAAACAAATACCAGACTTCTTTATGCTTCCTCTAGTGCAGTTGAAGAAGAATATTGGGAAAATCCATATGCAATGACCAAGTGGATTAATGAGCAGATGGCACCACCAAACTCAGTTGGAATGCGATTCACTACTGTATATGGTCCAGATAGTCGCTCAGATATGATGTATCGTATGCTTGAGGATAAGACTGCAACCTATGTGACTAATCATAAACGAGACTGGATACATGTAACGGATGTTTGTCGTGCCATTCTCTATCTTGCCCCCACTAATATTTGTGGACCAGTTTCCGTTGGTTCTGGAAAATCTGTATATGTAAAAGATCTTGCTAAAAAAATGGGCATGGGTCATTTGCCAGTTACAGAACTGACCCCTGGAGAACGTCAAGACAATGTTGCAGACATTAGTTTACTAAGTAGTACGGGATGGCGTCCTACTATCAATGTTCTAGATACTGTCAATGACAACACCTAACTGGCAACACCATTCAAAAAAAGAACAAAAACGAAAACTTAAACCTCAAGCAATGAGAGCAAGGCGTGAAGCATTGCGCCAGTTCAAAAAGCGTCATATGGGTTGTCCTAAGGGCAACCCTTCTTTGTATACTGTATTCAGTTAAAACAACTCTCGATGACTATCAACCACGAGGTCAAAGGACAACTTGCAAAACTCCTTGCCACTGAAGACCTGGTGGTAGAGCATCGTTCTGTAGAGACTGCTCAGTTCAATGTTCATACTAGAGTTCTAACTCTCCCTCAGTGGAATAAAGCATCAAATACTGTATATGACCTTCTGGTGGGTCATGAAGTTGGTCATGCCCTATATACACCAGATGAGGACTGGAGTATTGATCGTAAGATTCCACCTCAAATTGTGAATGTTGTTGAGGACTCTCGTATTGAGAAGATGATGAAG